TGGCAACCGGATCGAATTGAAGGCGTTCGAGCAGGGGCGCGTGACGTTCCAGGGCCGATCGATCGATGCGATCTATAACGATGAGCAGTGCGAGCACGACTACGAGCCGATCTTCCAGGAACAGCAGATGCGACTGGCCGATCCCTATGAGGATCCGGCGGACGTCGGGTGCGAGCGGTTTCTGGCGTGGTCGATGACGCCGCTGATCCCCCAGGCCAACATCGAGGCGAGGGCCACGAATCCGGGACCGCGTGACAACATCTTCTTCGCGGATTTGAACGACAACCGGATCAGTCGGGGCGGCTACATTCTCGACGAAGAGGTGGATGCCCTGATCGACGACTGGCCCGAGGAGGTTCAGGAGACGCGGATCAAGGGCCACTTCGCGGCGTTTCTCGGGGCCGTCTATAAGAGCTTTCGCCGAGCCGTCCACGTCGTGCCGACGGCGCCCGTCACCGGTGACGTCGAGCGGTACCGGGCGATCGACCTCGGATTCAACAATCCCTTCTGCTGTCTGTGGCTGGCGCGGGATCATGATGGCTGCTGGACGGCGTACAACGAGCACTACCGGGCCCGCGAGTCGCTCGCCTATCAGGCCGGTCGGATCAAGGCGATCAGCGGGGCCGAGCGGTACGTCGCGACCTGGGCGGACCACGATGCCCAGGACGTCTTTGAGCTGGCGGTGCTGGGGGTCGAGACCTTGCCCGCGAAGAAAGAGGTTCGCTTGGGGATCGAGCTCGTGCAGTCGCTGCTGAAGGTGAGAGAGAACGGCCGGCCGAAGCTGGCGATTCAGGAGCATTGTATCCATCTGATTTCGGAGATGATCGGCTACCGATGGCGCGAGGGCACCGAACGGAGCGACCCGCTCGATGAGCCGATCAAGAAGGACGACCATGCGGTCGACCCCTTGCGCTATGCGGTCTACAGCGTCGACGGGGATTCTTATTTCGCCCGGTAGGGGCGAATCATCATTCGCCCGTGTGAAGGTGTGAAGGGTTAGAAGAAATGGGAAACGAAACGATCATCTGCATTGCGTCCAGTTGGAAGAACCAGCACGCCGTGGAGCTACTGACGGCGAAGTTGAGAGAGCAGGGCCACACGGTGCGGTCGTTTGTCGAGAACAACTACGACGAGGGGCACGGACCAGAGAAGCCGATGGACTTCGAGGCGTGGATTCGCACCGAGCAGGCCGACGGGTCGTTCGCCTATGACACGGAAGGCGCCGCCACCAGCGATCTGGTGGTCTACATCGGCCCATCAGGCACGGACGCATGGGCGGAGGTCGGTATCGCCTGGGGCAAAGGAGTGCCCATCTTGGGGCTGTGGGCGAAAGGCGAACCCGCCGGTCTGATGCGCAAACTGATGACGGCGTGGTTCACGCGGGCAGAGGGATTGCTCAAAGCGACGGGGGGCTTTCGTAATCGCAATCCTACGAAGGTCCAGCCATGACCAGCCCGACGATCCAGGAGATTATGAGCGATCCGCGGTATGGGGAATTCGCGGCCGATGTCACGGCCCGGGGCCGGCAGGTGGTGCCGGACGGCTTTCCGTGGAACTGCATGGGGCACACCGACGACGAGATTCTGGCGATGATGCTACGCTTCAGTGACGGTCGACCGATGCCGCGAACGCAGGTCGAGAGCCTGCTGCCGGTGGTCCGGACGCAGGAGCGGCTCGTGCGTGAGTGGTGGGCCTGGTGGGGCTCGTGGGAATGGATCGAGAAGGGCCGGGCCCGCGCCCGGGCCGAGACGAAACTCGTGCCGGTGGCGGGAAAACCGAAAGCGGGAATGTTGTTTTGAAAGGGTGCTTCAGATGAGGCCGAAAAGGGGGCAGGCATTCAGTGTGTTGGAGGCGACCGGGCGGGCGTTGACGACGGGCATGCCGTGCGTGTGCAGCACGAGCGAGAAGGAGCGGGTGACGGGCGTCGATGCCGAGGGCAACGACCGCATCTTCTACGTCAAGGCGTTTCGATTTGCATACGTGGAGGCCTCGGCCGAATGATTCCAGGGACGAAGCATTTCGACCCGACGGCGGACTCCGAGTATAGCCGTATCGCGATGGGCGTCAGTTGGCCGGCCGGGCGAAGCGGGTTTGTCGCGGTCGTAGGCGAGCACCGGATCGAGCGGATTGTCGGGGGCCCGAAGCTGGTGGTCCTCGATGAGGCGACCGATCGGCACCTGGGGGCGGTGGTCGATCTGGCGGCCGCCCTTCGCGGCTACTACCATCCGGAGATGGCGTTTGCCGACTGCGCCCACGTGGCGGCGCTGCAGTTCGTGGCCGCGTGGCCCGCCCTGCGATTTACCCCCGCCTTACTGGACGTGATGCCGGGGCCAATGGGCTACGCCCTGCCCGTCCTGAAACAAATGCGCGATCGCGGGCGGTTGATCGTGCCGGTGAGTAGTCGGCTGCGTGGGGAACTGCTGACCGCCCCGGTGCATGAGGACCCGGCCCTGCTGAAGCTGGGGGACTATCCCGGGATCGCCGCCCTGGCCTATGCGGTCCTGGGCCTGGAGCGCACGCGGTCGGACGGCCAGGCCCGGCCCAGCCGGGCGACCTGGCCGGGGAAGGTGCTGGGATGACGTCACCGACGACGGCCGAGCTGAGTTATGAGCGGCTGCACGATGTGCGGCTCTGGCGCGACCTGGCGGGCGAGCTTCGACTGAGTCCCCGCGAGCTCGACGTCGCCATCCTACTGGTCCTGGGCTGCTCGGCCGGGCAGATCGCCAAGCGCCTCGGGATCGCCAAAGGGACCGTGCTCACCTACATCACACGCATTAAGACCAAGGCGGGCGCGAGGCATCGGGCGGAACTGATCGTCCGCCTGCTGCTTCACAGTGGCCTGCTGCTGGGCAAGTAGATCACACATTGAACGGTTAAGGAATACTCAAGAGTTGCCCGCGAGGGCGGAAAGGATCACCCATGGTGCACGATCAAGGCACACCGGGATGGATCACGTTTTGGAATGGAGATTCGCTGTTGGCCTCGACGATTACGGCGGTCCGCGTAGCAGATGCCGTAGCGGCATCACCCATGTTCCCGTGCGCCCATCCGCCCCGAATAATAGTCGAGTACAGCGGTGGCGGTGAGTCTGTCGTCAAGTGCGAGAGCGATGAGGAACGCGACGACAGGGCGATGGAGATTATGAGGGCGATCAGGGTGGCCATGCAAGAGACCAGCGAGGAGAAAGCCAAGGCCCCGTAGGCCGTGTCAATCGTTTGTATACACGTTTTTGGAGTGTTCTGATGCTACCGCGAGGCGTAAACCCTTTTGTCCGCACGGGTTCGGTGGGCCCGGTGGATTGCACCGACTGCCCTTTTTGGAACGCGAGGAGCGGTCATTGTACAATTAGCCCGAATGAGGCCCGGCCCTGTGGCCGGCCGCCCGACCGCCAACAGAAGGCGGAAATTGGACGTGTGTTCGGGAAATAGACGATGTTCGGCATCCCGTTTTTGCTCGGTATGATGTACGCAGCGAAGAAGCAGACCAAGGCCCCCGCCTCCCTGCCCGGTCCGACCGACGCCGAGGTCCTGGCCAGCGATCAGCGGCTTCGGCGATCCATGGCGAAGACGGGGGGCAAATCCACACTGGTCTCCGGCGGCCTCGCCGATAGCACCGCCCGCCTGACGATGCCCTCGCTCGTGGGGATCGCGTAAATGGACGGCAAAGAGATCGTCGGAACGTGGAACCGATGGGACGCCCAGCGTTCGACCGCCAAGAGCCTGGTGCGACAGGTGTATCAGTATGGCCTGCCGCGTCGCGGCTCCGTGATGAGCGGCCAGACGCCGGGGGCGGACCTTCAGGCCGAGCTGTTCGATTCGACGTTCGAGACGGCGCTCGAGCGGTTCGCCACGGGGCTGTATGATTTCATGTGCCCGCCGGGCCGGTCGTGGCGGATGGTGACGCCGCCGATCGAGCACGGGCGGATGGAGGGGGAATTCGGGCGAAGCCTGCTGGCGATCAGCGAGACCTTGCGAGAGGAAAGCGGCAAGAGCAACTTCCCCGAGGCGATCTATGAGGCGTTTCTCGATCTGGGCTCGGCCGGGATGGCGACGATCGAACCGAGTCGCGGACTGGACAGCAGTCTCGAATACACGGCCCACCCCTACGAGCAAGTGACCTTCGCCGAGAACCATCGCGGGCGCGTCGATTCCGTGATGCGGAAATTCACCTGGACCGCCCGGCAGGCCGTCGGCGAGTTCGGGATCGACAACGTGGGTAAGACGATTCGCGACGCCTACAACGAACAGGGTGGCGTCGGTCGCGACAAGACGTTCGAGATCGTTCACGCCGCCGTGCCGCGTACCGAGTTTGCCGGCGGCACTCGTGACAATCTCAATATGCCGGTCGAATCGACCTGGGTGACTGTCACCGATGCCGAGACCCTCCGCAAGAGCGGCTGGCCCCAGCAGCGATACCTCGTCTGCCGATTCGCCAAGGCCTCGGGCGAAAAGGAAGGGCGTTCGCCGGGGATGACCTGCCTGCCGGATGTCAAGATGGTCAATATGATCGAGGAGACGGTGATCGTCGCCGCCGAGCACGTCGTGCGTCCGCCGATCCTGGTCCCCGATAGTGCGTTCCTGGGCACCGTCAAGCTTGAACCGGGCAGTCTGCTATACTATCGCGTCAATCCGATCAACGCGGCGGTCAAGCCCGAGGCCTTCATCAGCGGGGCGCAGCCCGCCTTCGGCGTCGAGTACGCCGAGAGCAAACGCATGATCATTAAGCGGGCGATGTATAACGATATTTTCGCGATCCTCTCGGACGAAAAAAGCCGCACCGCCACCGAGGTGCGTGGCCTGCTGGCCGAGAAATTGAATCTACTCGGGCCGAACTTCGGCCGACTCAAAGTGGAGCTGTTCGATCCGATGACGCGCGTGGACCTGTCGATCCTTAGCGAGCAGCCGTATCTTTTGGGCGGGATCCCGTCGGCGGTCCTGGCCATGGCGAATATCCGCTACACCTCAACGCTCGCGCTGGCGATGGAATACGCCGAGCTGACGGCGATGAACGATGCGATGATGTTCCTGTCGCCGTTCGCCGAGATCGATCCCACCGTCTGGGACAACTTTTCCTTCGATGAGATTAGCCGAGAGATCAGTTACAAAATGTGCCTGCCGCCCCGATGGCTCAAGTCTGTCACCGAGGTGCGGGCCCTTCGCGAGGCTCGCATGCAGCAGCAGGCGGCGGACGCCCAGGCCCAGATGATGATGCAGGTGATGGACAAACAGCCGGCGGCATCGATGGAGGCCGCCTGATGGAGCTGGCCGAGGCCTATCGCCAATTCGCCGCGACCGAGATGGGCGGCCTGATCGTCGCCGATCTCAATGCCCGATTCGGGGGCAATCCTTTTGTGGCCGACAATCCGCACAGCACCAGCTACCGCTGTGGTGGCCTGGCCGTGGTCGAATATATCATTCAAAACATGGCCGCTCAGCCGGCCGACAGACAGGAGAAAGCCTGATGGCCAAAACAGAGAACAACATGCAACAACTCGCCGACGAAGCGGCTGCCAAGGCCGCCGAGGAAGCCGCCGGCAAGGCCGCCGAGAACGCCGCGAAGAAGGAGGCCGAGAAGGCCGCCGAGCGGGCGGTGATCGCCGCGTGCAAAGCCGCGATCGAGCCTTTGACCTGCATCCAGCCGAACGCCCCGGAATACGGCGAGCGGTACAAGATCAGCCGGGCCGGCCAGACGGGCGTCCTGACCGCCGGGCACCTGGCTGGGGCGACGAAGGCGTATAACGACCCCGCCGTGTCCCTGGCGGAGATACGCCGTGCGCTGAAGCCGTTGTCGGATCTGCCGATCGATCATACCGTGACGAATCGGGCGGCGGCTCTCTATGAGTTCCCGACCGGCTCGGGCGACATGACCGGAATCTCGATCGATCAGATCGCCGAGGCCCGCCGACTGCTGGCCACGACCTGACCGAGCAAGGACGCAATGACAAGCCACGTTTCTGAGTAAGGATGACCGATGGACCCGAACGCACCAACTGAGACAACGCCCGCGACACCGCCGGGCGAAACGCCACCGGCGGCTTCGCCGTCACTGGTCAATGCCGACGGCACGTTCGTCGAGAATTGGCACACGACACTGGATCCGAGCTACGCCGGCAATGAGACGCTCGCCGGCATTAAGGATGTGGCCGGCCTCGCGAAGATGACCGTCAACGCGCAGAGCCTGGTCGGCAAGCGGGGCGTCCCCCTGCCGGCCGATCCGACCGACACCGCCGGCTGGGACGCCTTCTACAAGGCCGCCGGCTGGCCCGAGACGGCGGAGGCCTATCCCGAAATCGTGCCCGCCGAGATGCCCAAGGGCATGAGTCCCGACCCCGAGCTCGATACCCAGTGGCGACAGTGGTGCCACGATGCTCATTTGACACCGGCGCAGATGAAGGTGATGACCGAGCGGGTCCAGGCCTTCAACGTGAGCAGTCACAACCTCACCGAGCAGGGCAAGGCCGCCGAAATGGAGACGGCCACAACGGCGCTGAAGAATCAATGGCAGGGCAAGTACGAGGCCAACGTCCAGCTCGCCAATACGGCGGCCGCCGCGTTCGCCGATGAAGCGGAGCTGGCCCATTTCAAAGAGGCCGGCTATCTGGACGACCCGGCGTTCCTGGCGGTGATGCACAAGATCGGCGGGGCGATTTCGCCCGACCGCCTGCACGCCAAGAGCGACGGCGGGATCGATGCCTCCGGGATCCAGAGCCAGATCGACGAGATCATGGCGAGCGATGTCTACATGAAAGAAACCGGCGCGCGCCACAATGCGGCGACGGCCCGAGTGATGCAACTTCGGAATCAACTGCACGCGGCCGGGTAGCCTCATCCCGGTCCGAGTCGCGTGTGTCTTTTTGGCGGGTAGCCTCATCGAGGTCCGCAGCGGGGCGCCGAAAAACGCACAACGGGTGGGTCCGTGAGTCCGGCATGAGTCGGATAGATCGGGGAGCTCTCCAGCAGCGGTCGAAACGATTCGATCGTCCACGATCACACTGAACTAGGAGAGTTCCCCGATGTCATTCTCAATTACGACCGCCATGGTCGAGCAGTACAACGCCAACGTCATTATGCTGAGCCAGCAGCGTGACAGCCGGCTGCAGAAGACCTGCCAGATCGCCGACGTGAACGGCAAGGCGTTCTATGCCGAGCGGATCGGCTCGACCGAAATGTATGAGCGGACTTCTCGGCACGCCGACGTCCGTCCCGTCAACACACCCCACACCCGCCGCAAAGGGACCGTCCATGATATGGAGTGGTCGGACCTGATCGATCCCCAGGACGGCGAGAAGACGCTGATCGATATCAACGGCAAGTACGTCCAGAGTGCTGTGGCCGCGGCCAATCGTGCCAAGGATTCCCGCATTCTCCGGGCCCTGGGCGGCGTCGCTCACGGCGGCGTGGCCGGTGCGACCTCGATCAACAACTATGATGCCGGCGAATGCCGCCTCGTCGAGGGTGATGGCACGCTCGTCACCGCCGGCAGCGACGGCAGTGGCACGACCGACACGAATCTCACCGTCACGAAGCTCAAGGTGGCGGCCACTCTGCTGGATCAGGCCGAGGTGGGTCGCGAGCGGCCGCGCTACTTCGTGACCAACGCGGCCAATATCAATGCCCTGCTGATCGATACCACCCTGGGCGCCGAAGAGATGCGACAGGTCCGCGATCTGGTCAATGGCCTGATCACCAAGTTCATGGGTTTTGAATTCATTCAGATCGAGTACCGCGCGAGCGGCACCGGCCTGGCCTACCACACGATCGATACGACCTGCGTCGAGTGCTATGCGTTCGCTCAGGGCGCGATCACGCTGGGCGTCGGTAGTGACATCAAGACGGTCGTCGAACGTCGACCCGACAAAGGCTGCGACCAGGTGCTCGCGACGCTGGACATCGGCGCCGAGCGGAACGAAGGCCCGGCCGTTGTTGAGGTCCTGCTGAAGGCCGCATAAGAAGATCAAAGATGAAAGATCAAAGATCAAAAATCAAGGATCAACAATAGCGGAACGCCCGCTGTAAGGAGAATATCATGGCGACAGCCACAGTCTACGGCGCCAATTATTCGGTCGCCGCCAACGTCACACCGTCGACCGCCCTGGAAGCCTGCAAATGGCAGGGCAAGGAACGGGTTCTCGCCGACACGACCACCATCGGCCTTGCGGCCGCCGATGCCGGGTCGCTGCTGTATATCGGCATTCTGCCGGCCGGGGCCGTTGTCAGCGACGTCCAGGTCGTCAGCAATACGACCGCCGCCGTCACCGGCACGGTCGGGTACAGTGGGGACGCCGATGCGCTGGGCACACTGACCACCCTGGCCAACAGCCTGACGACGGCCCAGCCCGTCTCTTGTCTGCCGACGATCGGTGAAACCCCGACGACCGAGGACAAGAAGATCTACATCACCACAGCCGGCGCCGCCCTGAGCGCCAGTGAGATCGTACGCACGCGGATCAGGTACGTCCTGGAATAACCCAACCGAAACCTTTTATGCTCCCGGGCGTCGCCGGCTTGTTCTTGCGACCCGGCGCCCGTGGGGCACCCTTTGAAAATGGAGCAAGCCACCATGACAACGAAACGAAAACTAAGATGTCGCCGGCACCACGGACCTCGCATCCTGATCGCCATGCCGATCGGTACGGAGATGAGGGGCGATATCCGAACGATCCAGTGGGCCGACCGCCTGGCCTGGCAGCCCGGCGCGACGCGACTGGACGTCGAATTCATGTTCAGCCCCAGCAACGCCTGCGAGCGGGGCCGCAACGTCATCATACAGATCGCCGCGCGGGCCAAGCGGCCCTATACGCATATCCTGACACTGGATTCCGATGTCCTGCCGCAGCCCGATATGATCGAGCGACTGCTGGCCCACGATAAGCCCATCGTCGCCGGGATCTACCCGATGCAGATCGGGCGCTGCAAAATGTGGAGCTTCAAGCGGGATGGCCAATGGTGTACCGCCGTCGATCCGCGAATCGAGCTGGGCGAAGAGGCGGGCTATCCCTTGATCGAGGTCGAGGCGGTGGCCGGCTCCTGTGTGCTCAGTCGCTGGGACGTGTTCGGAGCGATCGGCTGGCCCTGGTACGATGTGCTCTATCAGCCGCTCGATGATCAGGACCGCGACGTGGTCTACGGTGAGGACGTCTATTTCGCTCACCGCGCGATCGAGTGCGGCTATCCGTTGTTCGTCGATGTCACCTGCACCTGCGACCATTTCAATCGGGTGGCCCTATGAATATCGTCATCGCGACTTGTGTGCGAACGGACCTGAAGGTCGCAGTCCAGACGGCCCAGTGGGTTCAGTTCCAGATGGCGCTTCGCCGGGCGGCGGGCTCGGTCTGGGGGCAATTGACCTGGGACGTGGTGCCGGGCAATTACATCGATGCCCAGCGAAACTTCCTGGTCGAGTGTCACCGGGAGGCCGAGGCGATCCTCTTCCTCGATGCCGACGTGAAGCCACCGCCCGATGCCCTCGCCCGCCTGATCGATTTGAATGTCCCGATCGCCGCCGGCCTCTGCCCCATCGATCAGAACGGCGTCCCCTGCTGGAACGTCACCGATCGCGTCGGCTATCGCCCTCGCCAGGAGCCATTGCCGCCGGGGCCCTTCACCGTCGATCGAGCCGGGACCGCGTGCCTGCTGATTCGCCGGGCCCTCGTCGACGCCCTGCCCTGGCCGTGGTTTTTGACCGAGATTCACCATGCGACGCCCGACGATCGGGAACTGCTGGTTCGATCGGACGATGAATATTTCTGCGATCACGCCCGGGCGGCCGGGATCGAGATCGTCGCTCACCCGAATGTCATCTGTCAACATCCTGTTTAGAGGTGCCAAAATGAAACGACTGCCGTTAATTTGTACCGTCCTGATCCTGGCGTCCCTGCCGATGCTGATGGCGATCGAGCGGACGCGCGTGGATACGCCGGTCACCCCGGTCAAGATCGTGACGCCGACCGCCGGCTGGCTGGAGATCGGCACGATCACCGATGCCAACGCGACGCTCGCGGTAGCGGATCGCGACTACGCCAGCGCCAGTGCCCTGACCGACGCCAACTCGATCCTCTGGACGGTGCCCAACGATGTCACCGGCCTGGAGATGCGGTTCCAATGCACGGCCGACGCCAACGCCTACGTCGTCGAGCTCTGGGTCGCGGCCGACAACGTCTATCTCGATACGGCCACGGGCAGCCGGACGCAGGCGGACCACTTCATGCTGGGCGGGATTCTCACGCTGACCGGCGGCAAGCAGGTGGGCCCACACAGCAACGTCTTCTGTGATACGATGACCGCCGTGCACTACGTCCTGAGCGGGACGGCCGACGCCAACAGTATCGTCGACTCGGCCGCCGATCGGATTGCCGTCTACCGCGTGGACCTGCGAGGCTATAAGCGCGTGCTGCTGATCGCCACGACCTGCGAGGCGGCGACGACCCTCTATGCGGATGTGCGGTGGTATTAGATGCGATCTCTCCTGCTGATGGCAATGGCGGTGCTCTGCTGGGGCTCGATGGCCCTGGCCCATACGCTCGATACGGGCCACGACCTGTACAGCCATATGCTGGGCGTCTACGTCTTCGACAACCGGGCCGACGATGGCGACAATATCGCCGGGACCGGTACGATGGTCGGGACCACCGAGGGGGCGACGGGCTTTGCGACGCCGATTACGCAGAGCTTTCAAAGCTGGCACAACAGTTTCGGGTCGGCCTATACCGTCTGCCTGTGGCACGATGGCGTGACGCTGGACGCCTGGCAGTCGGTCCTGTACATCGGCGACAGCACGCTCGCCTGGCAGCGCTACAGCACCAATGCCTATTTCAAGCTCAATCACAATGGCACGGGCTACACGGTGGCGACGCTCACGACGACCGAGGTGGCGTCGGAGATGATGCTGAGCCTGGCCTGGGACACCGTAGCGGATACAGCGAGGGCCTACAGTGACGGCACCGAGATTGCGTCGGCAGCAGCGGGAGCCAGTCCCAAGACGGACAGTACCACCAGCGCGATCGGGATCGGAGGGCACTGTACCGTCACGCGGGCGTATCTATTCGACGCCCTTCTTTCGACCGAGCAACTGGCGGCCCTGGCGGCCGATCCGGGCTCCATCTTCACCGCCGAAGCCGAAGTCGATGCGAGGCCGCACAGGCCCGTCGGAATCCGCAGCCGATACGCCGGCGGCGGCCTCCGCAGTCGCTACCCCTAGCCAGGAGAACCTGATGAGCTGTTCGATTATCGACATCTGTAATATGAGCCTCGGCCAGGCGGGATCCAGCCAGCAGATCCACGAACTGGAATTCAGCGATGACGAGACGGTGCCGAAAGAGGCCCGCCTCTGTAAGCTCTATTGGCCGCTGACGTTCGACGTGGTCGCGCGGTCCCACGACTGGAAGTGCCTGCAAGTCCCGGCGGATATCTCGGCCGCCCTGACCACGACGCCCGCCTGGGGCTACGACTACGCCTACTCGCTGCCGCCCGACTGCCTGCGTGTGATACGTATGGAGGATCTGGACAGCCGATGGACCCCCGCCGGGCGGCTGCTCTATACCGATGAGACCGAGGTGAAGATCCTCTACATTCGGCGGACTAACGATACGTCGCTCTACGACGCCTGTCTCGTCGAGGCGTTGGTCCTGCGGATGGGGGCGTTTCTCTCGATGGCCCTGCCGAGCAGCGAGACCCAGCAGGAGCAACTCAAGATCTGGTACGAGCGCGTCTGCCTGCCCCTGGGCCGATTCGTCGACTCGGCCGAGCAGAGCCCCGAAACGATCCAAGCAACGACCTGGACGAACAGCCGCCGATGAAACGAAGAGCCAACAGCCACGATCTTTCACTTCTGCTCTGTGTGTTTCTGGCGACGGTGGCCTCGGCCACGTCGATGACGCTGATGCAGTCGAGTTTTACCGGCGGTGAGCTGTCGCCCCTGGCGGCGGCCCGCATCGACGCCGAGCGGTACTATACGTGCCTGGCGGAACTGACCAATATGGTGGCGATCCCCCAGGGCCCCGCCGTCCGCCGGCCGGGGACGGTCTACGTGGGGCCCACGGACGCCAATCAGGCCTGCCGACTGATCCCGTTTCGCTACTCGGCCGACGATGTCTACGTTCTGGCGTTCACCGATCTGACGATGCAGGTCTGCCGCGAGCACGGGCGCGTGACCGACGACGATGACTCGATCTACGAGCTGGTGACGCCGTTCGACGCCAACGAAATCGACGAGATCCAGGTCGTCCAGAATGCCGATGTCATGTGGCTATTGGACGGCACCGACTGGCCCCAGAAATTGGTGCGGACCGATCATAACGACTGGTCGATCGCCGATGCCCCGATTACCGATGGCCCGTTCCTCGATGAGAATCTCACCGGCGCCACGATCGCGGCCGATGCCGTCACCGGTGACGTCAACCTGGTCGCCTCGGCCGCCACGTTCGAGGCCGACGACGTCGGCGGACTCTGGCGGCTGCGCGATCTCGTGGAGGTGCAATCGAGCAATGGGACCTTCAACGAGATCGACGATATCAATACGCCGAGCGATGAGCTCATCCTCCAATCGACCAACAACTTTCAGTGGACCCTCTCGGGCAATTGGGTCGGGACGGCCGAGCTCCAGATCTCGTACGACGACGGCGTGACCTGGGCGGCCTATACCGTGTTCAGTTCCACCGGCAGCAGCTCGACCACCGAGACCGTCTACGATAACGACACCGGCCAGGACCTGCTGGTCCGCGCGGCCCTGACGGCCTATACCTCGGGCAGCGTGACGTACAATCTCTGGGTCCACGCCACGATGCACACCGGGGCGGTCGAGATCACGGCCTACACCGACCCCTGCAACGTCACCGCGACGGTCGTCCGGACCCTGGCCTCGACGGACGCGACCGTGCGATGGAGCGAGGGGGCCTGGAGCCCGGCTCGCGGCTATCCCTCCGCCGTCGCGACCTACAACGATCGCCTGGTGGTCGCGAGTACGACGCACCAGCCGCTGAATCTCTGGTTCTCGGCGACGGGCGAATACGACAGCTTCGACGTGGGCGAAGGGACGGATGCCGATGCGTTCGGGTATCAGCTCGGCCGTGCGGAACAGGACCCGATCCTCTGGCTGGCGGCGCAGCGTCGGCGCGGCCTGATCGCCGGGACCAGCGGCTCGCTCTTCGAGGTGGGCCCGATGGATGAATCGATCGGCATTACCCCGAACAACTTACCGACGATCACCAATACCCTGGCGATCGGCTGTGCGGATGTCGCCCCCGTGGTGGCGGACAATCTACTGCTGGTCCTTCAGCGCGGCGGCCGCAAGTTGCGCGAGGTGCTGTACTCCTACGAAGCGGATGCCCTGGTCGCCCCGGACCTGACCCTGTTCGCCGAGCATGTCACGACCGGCGGCCTGACCGCGATGGCCTGGACCAATCAGCCCTACACCCTGCTCTGGGCGGCCCGGGCGGACGGTACGCTGATCGGCTTCACCTACGATCGCAACTATCAGGTCGTCGCGTGGGGCACGCACAGCCTGGGCGGTGACGGTGTGGTCGAGAGTCTCTGCGTCGTCCCCGGCAGCGGCACCGAGAGCGAGGATGAGCTCTGGCTGGCCGTCGCCCGGACCGTGGACGCCAATACCGTCCGCTATATCGAATACCTCTCGCCGTGGGCCTGTGGCGATGATCCGTGCGATCAGGTATTCGTGGATTCGGCCATCAGCTACGATGACTCGGCCGCGACGACCTTTGCCGGCATCGGGCATTTGGAAGCGTGCTCGATCGCCGGCCTGGCCGACGGTGGGCCGGTGACCGGGACCGTGGCCGAGGGGCAGGTGACACTGGCCAATAGTGCGACCACCGTCCACCTCGGCCTGGCCTACACCTCGACGCTGCGGACGGTCCGCTACGACCTGGCCGGCCAGCAGGGGGCGACCTGGGGCCGGCCGAAGGCGATCAATCACGCCGTGATCAGTTTCTACCAAACCCTCGGCGCGAGCGTCGGGCCCGACAGCGATCATCTGTTCGAGCCCTCGTGGCGGATCGAGGGGGCCCCCATCCTCGGCGGCGTGCCGGATCTGTTTACCGGCGACCGGCGGATCGGCATTGAGACGAGCTATTCGACCGACGCGGCCGAGCTATCCATCATCCAAAAGCAACCCTGGCCGATGACCGTCCGGGCCATTGTCCCCACTCTGGAGATCCACTGATGGCCGGCTCAATCAACGTCTATAATCCGGACACGGGCAAAATCAGCATGCAACCCGGCGGCGGCAGCGGTGGCGGTGGCGGTGGCGGCGCCGGCGGCGCGATGGCGGCTGTCGGAGCGGTCGCCGGGGCGGTGGGCTCGATCTATTCCGGTTTTCAGCAGTCGCGGAGTCTGAAGGCCTCGGCCAAGGCCAAAGAGCTGGAGGCCGAGCAGGTCCGCCAGCAGGGAATCTGGACGCAGATCCAGGGCAACGAACAGCGGCGACGGGCGATGGCCACGCAGCGGGCGATCTTCGGGGCCGCCGGCGTGACACTCGACGGCGCCCCGGGCCATCTGATGCGGCGAAGCAATCAGGCGGCGGTCCTGGATCGCATGATGGCCGCCCGGAACTTCCGCAACGAAGTCTCCGCCCTGCACGCCGACGCCAGGCAAATGCGCAAGGCCGCCTCCGCGGCGAAAAGATCCGGCATCATCGGTGCCTTCAGCAGTTTCTAAGGAATTTGCCAGATGGTCCCACAACTCTATAAACAGACCGGCCCGACGGTGAGCACGCAACAGTATGCGGGCTTCGGGGCCCGGGCGGCCGCCGGGATCGGTCAGGCGATCGCCGGGGCCGGGGCCAGCCTCCAGCGGGCAGGCGAAAAGCGGATCGCACGATCCGACGGCCTGGCGGCCAGTCGGGCGTGGCGGCAGATGGAGAGCTATCAGATCGGCTACCTGCGCCAGTTGCCCGAGCGGCGTGACGAACTGGCGGCGATCTCACTGGACGACCAGACGGGCCAGAACGTCACCGGCTACGAGGCGGAGCTCAAGCAATATCCCGACCGGGTCAACGCCGAATTCGAGCGTCTGGCCGAGCCGCTATCGACCGATGCCCGGGCGGCCTTCGAAGTGCGCTACAACGCGGCGGCCCCGAGCTGGGCCGATCAGACGACGGGCTCGCTGGAGGGCCTGGAGCTGGAAGACATTACCACCGAGATTCTCGACCTGGCGGGCAGCGATCAGGTGGGCGCCGCGAGCGAATTGTTCGAACAGTACCGGGATCGCTATTCGGCGTCCGACCGTCACCGGATCGGCGGGGCCGTGATTCAGGCGGCGATCGACGCCCGTCGTGATGCCGTCCAGGACTACCTTCAGGATGTGGCGCGTCAATCGGGATGGCCGGCGGCGGCCGAATTGCTCAGCGATCCCGAGTTTCAACAGGACTGGGGCCTCGATCTCGATGAGGCCAGTGGGATCAAGGCGGACCTGGCGAGCTTCGTCCACGATGAATCGGCCCGGCAGACCCGCCTGGCCGTCGAGGCGAAAGAGCAGGCGTCCGATGCCCTGATCGCCGATGCCTATGAGGGCAAGCTCGATGTCACGACCCTGGCCCAGCGGATTCGGGACGATCAGATCGAGCCGGCCGTCGCCAAGGCCGCCCGGGCGATCGCCGTTAACGGCCCGCCGACGATGAACGATCCGGACGTCTACCAGCAGGCGCTCGCCAAGGTGAACGCCGCGATGGATGATCCGAGTGAGCGAGCCGGGGCGCTGAGCTATCTGCGCACGAAGACCCACAAACTGAGGCCCGCGACGTACGAGCAGTTCAGCGCCCAGCTCTACGCGACGACCGACCCCGCCGATCCCCTGGCCCGCCCGACGGTGAAGATGCTGGCGCGGGCGCTCGACGACCATTACGAGGTGTTCGGGACGTTTGGACCCGTCGGCGATCGGGCCAGCGAGACGGCGTACCATCAGGCCAAGGAACAATTCTGGGACTTCGCCAAAAACCCCGACGCGACCGATGAGCAGCTCAACGACGCCTTCGCTGCTACGATGCCCGTGGCGAAGCCGAGCGGCTTCTGGAGCGCGCTCTGGTCGAACCTGACGGCGATCGGCGAGAACAGTGCCTCCGCCGCCTCGCGTTCGGGCTACGGCGATATCCAGCCGATGCCGGCGGGCCTGCCGGCCGAGCCCCAACTGCAATCGCTCGGGGATCTCGTGCTCCGCCCGTTGGCGAATCCGAATGTCGAGCCCGAGACGGCCGAGGCCTTCGAGCAGACCTATCTCGACATCCTCGATCCGAACGAGCGGGATGTCTACTACGAGAAATGGAGGGGCAAGTGGACAGACCTGTACAAGTAGCCGCCCCACGTCGCCTGTCGCGAAAGGATCTGGCGAGCGGACTCTCCGCCGTGCGGCACGATCGGCCGGGCGGTCCTATTAGCCGTGACGATTTGCTGGCCGGTCGCACGGCGACGCGGGGCTTCGATGTCCCCGACCGCGAGCTCGTGCCGATGTGGCCGAGCGACCTGGCGAGATCCGACCCGAGTGTCTTCAAGCAAAGCGTGTTCGCGGGCATGGACCTGGAGACCCTGCTGGCCACCGGCGGCGACGACAAGCAACTGCTGGATCCCGACTGGTATCGCGTGCGCGGCATCAAGACGGAGCAGATCCCCGACGTCGACGGTCGCATGAAGGCGGTGACCTATTTCAGCCTCATCCACAACATCCCCCCCGAGAAGGCGGACCTGAACTTCGATATGCTCAAGGCCTTCAGCGGCATCGATCGGCCCGAGGGGGCGGCGACGATGTGGGGTCGCATCAAGGATCGCTATCACAACGGTAAGCTGATGGTGGCCCAGGCGGACCTGGCGGCCGCGCTGATGCAGGGCCGGGGCGATTGGGAAAAGAGCCTCGCAAAGATCGCCGACTTGCGAAAACAGGTCCGGGGCGACTATCTCGGCGACCTGCGCGACTGGTACGAGAAGGGCCCGTCGGAATTGGCCGAGATGCTGCCGATGATGCTGGACGTGGCCGAACGCGGCGGCTGGGGCGCGATGCTCGGGGGGGCCGTGGCCGGGACCGCGATGACGGCCGTCTCGGTGATGAGTCCGACGATCGGCGAAGAGGCGGCGATTCCGGCGGCCTTCTGGGGCGGCGTGAAACTGGGCGGTGGGATTGCCGGGGGCGTTCGCGCCGGTGAGATCGAGGGGGGCATGGCACTGATCGAGATGCTGGATCGCGGAATCGATCCGGCCATCGCGGTCCCGGCGGCTTGGGGCGTGGGCGTTTTGAATGGGGCCATCGAGATGCTGCAGGCGGGCACAGCGCTGCGGATGCTGCCGGGCGGCAAAGGCATCGTGAAGAACGCCGGGCGGGTCGTGGCGGCCCGACTGCGAGCCAGCGGGGCCCTGGCGGAACTGGCGGCCCGATTCACGGCTCAGTACGGGACGTTCATTACGGCCGAGACCGCGCAGGAATTGCTCCAGGAATCGAGCAACCTGGTCTTCTCGGAGTTCTCGCGGTACGTCCAGGAAGAGCTCGGCGGCCGCGAGCTGGATGCCCGGACCTGGGCCGAGGTCAAGGAGGTCTATCGTGAGGTCGCCGAGAAATCCGGTTATGCCTTCGCTACGATGGGCGTTCTGCCGACGGCCATTGGCTCCGCGGTCCAGACGGCCAAGCCTGCAGACGCTGCAACGCCTGCGCCCGGCAAGACTGCCGGACCGGCAAAGGCAGACGATGCTAAGGGGCCGGCCAAGGCCCCGCGCGAGGTGACCATGGCGGTCGAGAGCGGCCCCGCCGTCCCCGAGCGGCCGACGGAGGCCCCGGTCGATTACGTCACCGAAGCCCTCAAAGAACAGGCCCAGGGCCGGGCCCAGGCGGGGATCGATGAAGCGCTCGCCGACGGTCGCGTGACGCCGGGCGTTCACCGGATCGCCAGCCACCTCCTGCAGGAGATCGATCCGGAATTCGATGCGGACTCCGCGCTCGAGGTGAGTGCCGAGGTGAAGTTCGCGACGGCCGAGGTGATTGCCGCCGAAGGGCTGGATCCCGAATCGCCGCACCTGGTCACCGGCGAACATCGAAGCGGGCTGGTCGGTGACGTCCTTCAGACGGCGGTCAAGCTCTATCACGGCCACGATGCCGGGACGGTGGTCCACGAATGGTATCATCGGGCCTGGGACCGACTGAGCCTGGCCGATCGCGGACGGTTCGAAGCGTGGCACGAAGCGGGAACGGACGAGCGCTCCGTGCGCGAGCATTTCGCCCAGGAGGGTCGCGACTTCTTTTTCAGTGCCAAATTGCACGAACGGGCCGGCGGCGTGCGAGAACTGTATGATTCCGTGCAGCAGACGTACGATCGCGTGCGGGCCAGTCTGCGAAAATTGATCGGACGCATCCGCAAACTACGCGGTGCGGCCCTACCGACCGAGATCGAGGCCCTGTACCGATCCGTCGGCGAAGGCGTGGCCGGCCCCGCCGAGCCGGGGGAACAACTGGCCGTCCCACCGGTCACAGTTGAGAAGTTTCGATCCGCCGGCGAAGGGATGGCCGCCCCCCCCGGAACGGGGGAAACACTGCGACGACCGGGCCAAGGTGACTCGTTTCGACCGACGGAGATTGAGTGGGTTGGCACGATGGAGGGTGACGAGGGCGTTCCAACTATTTACGAAGACATGCCAGTGAACCATGGACAGACCCCCGACGTGGTCGCGCCGACTGTCGATGAAATTATTACTGAGGTGACTGATAACGTCGCCGCCTTTATAGATCCATCCGGGGAATCCGTCGGCATCGCCGCCCCAGCGGCTTGGTATGAAGACATTCTTCCCGGCTACGAGGCTTTGGGCACAGTGCTCTTGCGTGGCGGCCTGGGCGTCACCCTGATCAAAAACGCAGAGACGATTGAGGGGGATTTTAACCTGCTGACCCTCGATGTCGCGGGCCCCTTGACCTCACCCCAACAAGACGCACTGCGGCGTATGGTCGCGGCTCTGCCCTATCCCGTGACCGGGCTGGAGGTCACATCGTTCGACGCGGCAGTGGACCGAGACGATGGCCCTGTGCGTATCGCGCTCGATCAAACGGCAAATTGGGCCTTATACCCCCCCGAGGGTCTGCCGCCCAACTGGCTAGAACAAGTTGAGGCCGGCCTCGCGGCCAATCAGGTAAGACCCGGCACCGCGACCGAGCAGATGGATCAGTTCGATTGGGAGTTGCAGGAGGCGGGGGGATCGGTCTTCTATCATGGCGCCCAGGCAACGACGGATGCTCTGACGGGCCCAGAAATTCACTTCGGCTCAATGGCACAAGCCAAGATGCGTCGGGCCGGCGAGGACAGTAAGATTCTGGCTGCTCATCTCGACGTCAAGAACCCCAGGCGATGCAAAGACATGGGCGGAAATTGGAAAAAGAAGATTGCGTCGGCCAAAGCCAAGGGGAAGGATGCAATCGTCTACCTGAATCGATACGAGGGGATGACCACCGCAAACGTCGTCAAGGCGCACGAGGCGGGCATCGACCTGGATCGGCTGTCGGATAAAGAGTTCAAGAAGTGGTTTCCCGAGGCAGAGGACTCCTATATCGTATTCTCGGAGAAACAAGTCGCTCTCTTGCAGTTGCAGGAGGCGGGCGAATCGGATAGACTGGATCGCGTGCTCCACTTTCTCGACTCCGATATCTCGGAGATGCCCTACGAGGTGTTTGTTGATCTGGTGACGGGGGAGGCGACAGCCGCTTATCTTGAGCAGGCCCCTGACAATGCGGGCGACGAACATCTGGCAGAATACAAAAGGGTTGAGGCGGCTGAAACGCGGATTCGCAATCTTGTAAAAGCCAAGTTCCCGGCGGCCAAGTCTTTCCACTACGACACAGACTGGGGGGCCGCGCGACACACAGATCGAACGAAGCCTGCCTACGACTACCGCCCCGTGTTTGAAAAGATCGGCGGGCAGGCATCGCCCGGTACGGCGTACGACTACGAGCTGACGCCGATCGATCCGATCAATGCGCCGGACGGTGCGGACCTCGGTGAGCTTTCCTACCGCCAGATGCAGAAAAAGGCCAAGAAGCTGGGGATCTCGGCCGGCGGGACGAAGGAAAAACTGGCCGACTTGATTCGGGAAGGGCTTCGCGCCAAGCTCAAGGCCGCCCGTGACGATCCATCCGCCCGGCGCCGCGAACTGGCCAAGACGGAGAAGGCGATTCGCCGGCATGAGGTGTACCTGGAATTTGCCCAGGCCGACGCCTGGTTCGAGGGCCGCCGGATCGATCCGGATATCACGTACTTCTTCGAGGCCAAGTATAAGGGCGACGTCGAGGGCTACACGGGCAAGCCCGGGACCCCCGGCTACAATATGGCGATGGGCCGCCACGTCACCTATACCAAGAGCCAGGGCCAGGCCTGGGACGATGCGGCACAAGAGCAGGGCTTCGAGTTCAGTTTCGATGAGTTCATGGCGAGCTGGCAGGCGGCGATCGAGGGCGATAGGGCCGGTGCCGGCGGCGGACTGAACGAAAAGGCGCTGGACGATGCCGTTCTGAGCGATCCGCCCGACCTCGTGCTACTGGCCGAGAAGCGGCGGCGGCTGATCGAGGGGGACGACGTCGATAGCATCAACGCCGCATTGGCCGAGACGGCGGCCGGCTACGAGATCGATCAGGCCGATATCGCCGAGCTCCTGATCGGGGAGCATCTGATCGTCGCCCCACCGCCCGAGCGGCATCCGGGCTCGATGACGTTCGACGAATTCTACAGCAAATTAGGCGAAGAGCTGGGTGATCGCAATTCCGCCTGGATGAAGCGCTATCATCTGGAGGTCGCCGAATCGCCCCGCCAGATGCACCGGCGGCTCAAGGCCGACTACGATGCGAGCCGAAACGCCGAGCTGATCGATCTAATGGCGGCCGAGGCACTGAGCGATAAGGATGCCAAGCTGACCCCCGAGCAGCTCAAGGCGATCGTCGAGATCGAGAACGCCAATCCTCGCGACCGGACACTGGCCGAGGAGAGGCAGCGGACGGTGGGTGAACTGGTCCAACTGGAAGCCGCCGATACCCGCGTGCGGGCCCGGGCGCGCGGGATGGTGCGCGACGCCTACACCGCCGGGGCCGAGGAGGCGACGGCCAAGGCCAGTGAGAACTACCGCCAGCAGCGGGCCCGGGCCAAGGCCCGCAAGGAACTGAGGGCCCAGATCGACCAGTGGATCGCCGCCATCAGAAAGCCCGCCGGTCGGACCATCGCCCGCGAGCAGCGACAGGCGATTCGCCACATTCAGCGGGGGATCGATCCCGCGATCCGCCTGGCTAAGACCATCCACCAGCGCATGGCGACACTCGAGTACCTGGAGGCCAACGCGGATGCGACGATCCCGGCCGACCTGATGAAGCAGATTAATCAGATGTCGGTGGGCGAGATGACGGTGGCGAAACTGTCGGAGGTGGCGGCCGAGGTGGCTCGCCTGCGGAAACAGGGAAGGCTCAAGGCCGAGCTGATCGAAAAGAACCTCCAGGCCGAATACGAGAGCGTGCGGGACATTGGCGTCTTTCAGGCCCGCAAGGGCGGCCATCGGTTGCGAAGCGCCGGCGAATCGATTACCAATTTCGTTAAGGAGGGCCCCAGGCGAAAGCTGATGGGGGGGATCGCTCAGGCGTTGCAGCTCGCTCGCATGCTGGACTGGATGGATGGGGCCAAGGGCAGCTTCGGCAAGCTCGGCGACTTCTTCTACGATTTGTTCTACAATCAGATCGATCGCGGGACGAACGAAGAGATCCGCCACACGCGACGGCGCATGGCGGCGGGCAAGGCGATGCTGGAATCGGTGGGCATGTCACTGGAGGATCTGCACGCCCGGCGGACGCTCTGGAATAGCGAGCGACTGAGCGTCGAGCAGATCGTCAGTCTGTACAACTTCCTCCGCAATCCACTTTCGACGTTGGCGGTGACGTTCGGCAACTATGGCACGTGGGAAATGAACGATGTCTCGCTGCTATTCGGGCAGATCCAGAAGATGGTCGATGGCGATCCGAAGCTCAAGACCATCGCGGACTTTTTGATCGAGGACTATGGCGACAATCAGGACCGCCTCTTCGATGCGTTCATGGAGATCGAGCCGATCGCGGACCCCCCGCCGATGGAGAAAAACTATACGCCGATGCGGCGCATGGAGATCACTTATACCGCACTGGCCGAAGAGCAGCAGGAGGCGGCGATCCGTCGCCTGGCACTGGGCAAGGTCCACGCCGAGAGCGGCTTTATGAAGTCCCGCATCCAGGACCTCAGCGAGGACTATCAGGCCCCGATCCGCCTGGACGGCTGGACCCTCTGGGCCGAGCAAGTTGCCAAACAGGAGCACTACATCAACGTCGAGCCGACGCTCAAACTGACGCAGCGTCTGATGCGGGATAAGCTATTCAAAGATTCGATTCTGGACAACTACGGGACGACCTGGTTCAAGGTGCTCCAGCAGCACGTCAACAGCATCGCCGACCCGAAGACGTTCCGGCACTACGACTTCTTCGATCGCGCCAGTGCCCTACTGCGGCGCAATACGGCCGTCGCCTATCTCGGCGGCAATCTGGTCGTCATGCTGCGCCAGCCGGTGAGCTTCATGCTGGCCCTGGCCGACTCGGGCGTCGAGGCGATGTTCGGGGCGAACGTCCAGTTCTTCACGAATCCACTCGCGACGATCGAGTTCGTGCGCCAGCGATCGCCCCAGATTGAAGATGTCACGGTGATGCGCGAGCTGGAGGAGATGCGCCGCCTGTCGCCGGTGGGTGACGGCCTGCTCGATAAGGTTTCCGAATTCAGCAAGCGGCACGTGGACGTGCTCTTCGACGGCATTCGGATGTTCGATACGATGGGCCGGGTGATTGCGTGGAAGGCCGTCTACGATCGGGCCATGGCCGAGACGCGTGATGAGGCGTACCCTGAAGGAAACGAATCCGAAGCGATCCGCCAGGCGGACGGCAGTGTCGCGCGGACGCAGCCGACGACCTATACCAAAGACTTGCCGCAACTGTTCAAGACGGGCTCGGAACTGATGAACTGGATGAACCTCTTCACGCGCCAGCTCAATCAGCTCTTCAATATGGGATACGATCTGTCTGTCTACATGAAGAGCAGCCAGTACCAGAAGGCGTTCTACACGATGGCGAGCCTCTCGACGATGGCCTGGGCGATCTGGATGGTGAGCAATCGCCGGCTGCCGAGGGCCCCGTGGGACGACCCCGAGGGTTTTGCCGAGGACGCCTACGACGCCCACGCCCAGCAGTTCCTCGCGACCATTCCGATCATCGGTAAGATGCTCTCCAGTTGGCATCAGGGCTACGGAGCCGATACCGACATCCCGGGCGTCCGGGCGATCGCCGACCTGGTGACTGCGCCGTTCGATGCGGTCGCCGCGATCCGCGAAGGGGACGACCCCAGCCAGGAGATTCGCCGAACGCTCGAGGGCCTGGCGATCGTCGCCGGCGTCCCCTACTCTGCCCCCCGCCGGGTGGTCCAGACGGTGACGAACAAAAACGCATGGTACCTCGTCGGCGGACCGCCGAAAGAGCCGGAATCGAAGAAACCCAAGACCATGGCCGCCGCCAAGCGCCTCGCGGCCAAGCGAAGGAGATGACATGAGACCCCGCACCCTTCTCACCCTTCTAACCCTTGTCACTCTGGCCGCCATCCCGGCGGCCGCCGAGGTCAGTACCACCGCGTACTCCGTTAGCTACAGCGGGGACGGCGCGACGGTGGCCTTCGTCTTCGCCTTCCCGATCTACGCGACCACGGATCTCCGCGTTGTGTGCCGGACGACCGCTACCGGCGCCGAGAGCCTTCAGGTGCTCAACAGCGCGTACACGATGGCCGACAACGACGGGGACGGCGACTACACCGACGCCAGTACGACGCCCGGCGGGACCGTGACCTTCGTCACCGCCCCGGCCACCGGCGTCACGGTCCATCTGCTGGCGGCCCCACCGTTGACCCAGACGACGGATCTCGACGGCACGGGCTATATGCGCTTGGGCGCCCTGGAGGATGCGATCGATAAGCTGGCCCTCCAGAACCAGCACCTCCGCCGCCTGATCGAGCGGAGCCTGCTGATCCCCGAGAGCGAAGGCGGCACCCGCGATATGAATGTCCCGGCCTCGGTGACACGGGCCAGCGGCTTCCTCGGCTTCGACGACGATGGCGATGTCTCGATGGGCACGACGACGGATGCAACGCTGTCGGCCAGTTGGACGGGCATCGTCGCCGGCAGTCCCACGGACCCCGAGATCGCTCAGGGCCTGACGGACCTGGGCTTCTCCGATTGGGGCCAGTCCTGGATCGCCCATGCCGCCGACGCCAACGCCCTGACCGATCTCGGGTTTTCTGCCTGGGCGCAAACGATTCTGGCCGACGCGACGGCACCGGCCCGACGGGCGAGCCTTCTCGCCCAAAAACGCGGGGCGATCGATGTGACGGAAGCCCCGTACAATGCGAGCG